GTCCAGGCGTCGGATACCACGTGAAGGGGAAAGGCGAATCGGGAGGGTTTTTCTCGCCGTAGAGATTGACCGCCCGCTGCGCCTCGGCAACGAGCGATTTCGCCTGATACGCGCCGGTGACGAGCGGCACCTTCAAGGCGTCGTCCCCACCATGTAATCGCCATAGATGTTGTACCAGCCGACGGACGGGCTCTTGAGAGCCGCAGGCATCGCCAACTGCGGGATCTGTGCGTTCGCTTCTTCGATGATGCGCAGCGTCGCTTCTGCCTTCTTGATGACCTGCTCGTTGGGGGGTAGGCCATAGAACGCATAGAGCTCCGGCACGAGGTTCCACATCAGCGCCGATTCATACTCAGGCGGCAGCGCGATTGTGTCGTTCACCGTCTGGAACTGCTGCAATTGCAGCATCGTCGAGATGAAGATCGTGTACTGATTGTTCGGGATCGGCCAGACGAACAGATTCCCGAGCGGATAGGCCATGTCGTAGAACGCATAGCGCGGGAAGGCGTTCAGCGACTTCAGGCCGATCCGGTTATAGTCCTCTTGCGAGCGAAGGATCTCGAGCGGGTAATCGACTGGCTGAGGACCGGTCGTGAGTAAGCGGAAGTAGGCCGATTCGATCTTCGCCGGCCGCGCCACGTTGAAGTCGCCGCCTGGCCCGACCGTATAGCTTTGCGCGCCCGTCGCCTGCTTCGAGGTCGTCACCAGCTGATAGACGAAGTAGCGGCGCCGCTGAAGCTGGGCGAGCAGCATGTTCAGCAGGTTGAAGGCGTCGTTCGTATCTTCAGCAGCCGGCGTTTGTCCAACGCCGACGACGTTCGCCGTCTTCAGCGCCAGAGTGATGATGTCGAGCGGCGTCTTCGGGAGCGGGATGGTCATGGCTTAGCCCAACCTCTGAACCTTCAGGTGCACCGCGTACTTCATGGCCCCCGCCGTCCCGGACGCATAGTTGCTCGTCTGGTAGGTGATGTTCGTGCCGCCCTTGGCATAGATGACCTGCTGCCCCTGGCCAAATGCGCCTACGGCATTCGCCGTATTGGTAGAGGTGACGGTACCGGCGAGAAGCGCCGTGCTCGAATCCAAGTCGGTCCAGCCCACCCCGACGTTCGGAAGCGTCGAGGAAGCGCCGTCAGCCGTCGTCTCGACCGCATAACAGGAGACGAGATACATGCCGCCTTCGGCTGAGGGAACCGCGTAGAGCGCCGTCGAGCTGATGTTGGCGTTCTGATTGACGAGATTTACCTGCGCGACGATGGCCGACAGGCCATTGCCGACGAGGTTGTCCCCGTTATACGAGGCAAGCGCCGACCCAATCTTCGAAACAGTAGGATTCGGCAGCGTGCCAGCGAGATCCCCGCCGATGCTTCCTACGTTCGATGCGGCTGCGCCGGCAGCCATCTTTGCCGAGGTGACAGCGCCGTTTCCAATCGTCGGATTCGGATATGTGCCGGTCAGATCGCCGCCTGCGTTGCCAGAAGGCGGCGCAGTGACGCCAACTAAGGTGACGCCGCTGATCGTGCCGCCTTGGATACTCACGTTGCCCGAGTTCTCAGCGCTCATGTTCTGAGGCTGAGTCGGCAACGTGGTACCTACGTCATTGAAGCTCGAATCGAAGAAATGGCCGCCCTGCGAGAAGTACGTGCCCAGCGGCAAAACGATCGTTGCGTATGCACCGTTCTTGTCGAGCGTCGCCATTATTTGCCCTTCGTAGCCGAGTCAATCATTTCGCGCAGCTTGTCCGCGCCGGTGCGGTGATGCGGATTCAGGCCAAGTGCCTTCGCCTCGGCCATCAGCGCATCGCGCAAGTTGTCGTAGCCGACTTCGACGCTAGATTCCGCGCCTACAGCAGCCTGCTCCTCGTCGGCGTCATTCACGACGATCTGCGAGCCGTCAGCGAGCGTGACCCACTTGGGATACTCGCGGTACACATAGGGCGTTTCGGCTTTCGTGATATCCACGATCTCGCCCGCAATGAGCCTATTCATTCCATCGCCTCTAAAAAGAGGCCCGGGAATACTCACCGGGCCCAAGAACCGCGGAGGAGACTCGTTTAAACCACGTCGGCAACCACGCACGCCCATTCCGGACGGATCGCTGCGTACCCATACAGAATGTCCATCCGCGTGATGAGTTGGTCGGTCGTGATGTTGTAGCCGGTGATCATGCGCAGCGAGATGCCGTCGAACTCCGCGCGCGCCGCTTCCACGACACCGCTCGTCGGCATTTCGAGGTCTGCCGTGGCCAGCGTGAACGCTTCTGGGTAATACGCGAGGTTCTGGCGGTACTGCGTGCTGGCCGGGATTACAAGCGCCATCGCAGCTCCGTTCGCGGGCGACGCATCGACCGTGTTGAACGCGGCCGGCGCCGGCACGAGAGCCGGATAGATTGGGATCGACGTGGCGCCATTCGCGACGTTTGCCGTGACGACGAACTGCATCAATTGGCCATACGACTGGCCCGTCAGACGGTTGATCGCATGCACGCCGGCGAAGGTGATGATGTCGCCCTTGTTCAGCGTGCCGGTGATCGCGTTGACCGTGATCGTCGATCCCGTCTGACCCGCGCCGTTGACCGTACCACCCGCCGAGAACGTACCGACCGTATGAAGTTGGGTCGTCTGATCGCTCATCCAGTCGAAGCCGAGCGTATCGGTCGTGAGCAGGCCCGTTTCGTACTGGTCCGCGATCTTGCGCTGCGGATTGAAGAGGCCCGCGAGCGAACCGACGGTGCGCGCTTGCGTGAGCGGGTCCATGATGATCTTGCGATCCATCCGCGGCGCGAGGTTCTGATCGAGCACCGCGCCGGCCTGCAGCCATGTCGAAGCATCAGGCGAGACCGTCGCATTAGACTTCGCAACGATGTTGCACGAGGACGACGCCATGTTCATCGCGTCGTTTGCGACGTAGGCCGCCAGCCGGTTGACCGCGGGCGCCAGAATGCGCTCGCTGTAGTCGTCCAAGCTCATCGTGCGGTCTTGCGTCGTGAACGCGACCGGCACATTGGCTTGCGTGGCGACCGTCAGCGTCGTGTTCTGCTCGGTCGTGCCCTGCGGCGTGATCGACGGGCCGGTGGAGACCGTGTAATCGTTCGGGAGGCGGATGCGCAGCGTGTTGCCGATCTTGGCGCCGCTGCGTGCGAATTGGTCGTCGTATTGACGGTTGACCGAGCGAAGGAAGGCGTTCGACTGCGAAAAGAGTCGGACGGCCTCGTTCGTGATCATGTTAATAGTCAAGAGACTATTGGACATGTGAGGCTCCTAGAGGCAAAGAAAGGGATGAACCTGTCTCTGCCCTGCGGAGACCTACTTAACGGGCTGTCCGACGATTAACGGCTCGTCTTAGCCAATAACTCCGGGCGCAATTGGCCTCGGATGCGCGAACACTAGTTACATTCACTCGCGCATGTCAACTATCGGCGCGTCTTCCGGTTCTTGTTGCGCCACTCCATCCACTTTTTCGTATCCTTCGGATCGGGTTCGACAGCGTCGTCACCCGTCGATCGGCCGTCGATCGTCGTCGTGGGAGGGGGTGCCTTGCTGATCTGCTTGCCCAGGTCCTTCGACGCCTTGGTCGATAGCTTGGTCAGTTCGATGCCCATCTGAATCGGGTCCATCGAGGCGAAGCGCATGGCGTCGTTGAGGTTTTCTGGCTTCCCGAGCCACGTCACCACGGCCTCGGCCTTTGGGATATTGGTGAGAACGCGCAGAAAGTCGGGGCCGCCAACGCCGGCCATTTGCAGGTTTTGGACGGACTTCTCGAAGTCGTCGCCGTATTCCTTCGCGCCGGCTTCGTTGATACGCGCTATGCCCTGATTGAGTGTTTCCTGGGCGCGCTGCTCGTTCACCATGCGCTCGGCGTAGGCTTTGGCAAGCTGCTCTACCGACTGTTGATTGGCCGGCGCGGCCGCAGTCGTCCCGTCCGTAGAGGCAGTAGCTTGCGCAGCAGCCCGAAGGCGCTGGTTTTCTGCCTCCAGTTCAGCCGCCCGCGCTTCCGCAGCCCGACGAGCCGCCGTAATCTCGCTGATGCGCCGCGGCACCCAACTCGTATCGGGCTTTTTGCTCGTCTCATCTTGAGATTGGATCTCGGCGCCTTCCGGCATTGGCGTCGTTTGGCCTTGTTCGGTTTGCTCTGCCTGAACGTCTGACATGGTTACTCCTGTGCGGTGGTGGTGTTTTCTTGTTCCGGTTCTTGGATGACAGCGCCGATATTCGAGGCATAGACCGCAGCCCCATCGACATTGGCCGACGTGGCAAGATCAGGATCGGGGGCGCGCATGATCTCGGATATGACCTTGCGCACGATCGGGTCTAGCGCTTCTTCGCTCATCTTCGGTGCCAGCGCCTTGAGTCGTTCCGTCTCAGCCTTGAAGGCATCGAGCATTTCGGTGCGCTCTTTCTCCAGGCGCGTCGAGAGATGCGTGAGCGCCTCCATATCGAGGCGCTGCTTCTCGAATCCTTGCTGGACCGTCTTGTCGCGCAGCTCTTGGTCCAGCTTCTGGATCAACTGCCCGGCCTGCTGCAATTGCTGCTGAAGCTGCAGTTCCATCGGCGTCGGACCTTCACCCAGAATTGCCGGGTTCATGGTCTTGATCCAGTTGCGCATGCGCTCTTGGAGCTTGTCGGCGTATGGGAAGTCGGCGTTCGCCATGTACAGGTCGCCAATAACCGGCGCAAGCGTCTCGTTGGACGTGAGCATGTTGGTCATGGCGTTGAACGCTTCCTTGCGGCGCGTCTGGAAGTTCGGGCCGACGGTAGCAATCACGTCGTATGTGCCGACGGCGGGATTGAAGATCGCCGCGACCTTCGCTTCACCCTCGTCATCCTTTTGCTGCAGCGCCTGCTTCGCATTCGGATCGACCTGGATCTGCTGCTCCTCGCCGGACTCGTCCATGATCCGAATCACGCGCTTGGTGTCGTAAATCTTCGGGATGAGGTCGATCAGTTGCTTGCCGGTAAAGCGAATGGCCTTCGCGAGGTTGTCCTGATAGTGGAACGTGACGCGCTCGCCCTGCTTCTGGCGGTTCTCGATCGATATGCCGCTGATCTCGTTGCCCTGCTCGCTGAACGTGGCCTCGTACTGGCCCGTCGCCATCATCATTTCGTGCTCGGCAGCCTGCATGCCCTCCAGGAAGACAGGAGCGCTCGTCGGTGGTTGCTGGCGCTGAGGTTGAGGGATCGGGTTGCCGGCCTCGTCGGCGTGGTTGTACGGCAGGTAGGCGTGGTTCTGCGTGTTCGCGGTGGACCAGTAGTTCTCCAGGCCTTCGATCGCCTCGACGGGGGCCAAATAGGGGCTCTTGGACTGCAAGGCGCCGTACTCAAGCGCAGCCGATGCGTTGTAGTTGAACGAGCGCTGGGCGTCTTTCAGGTATCGGACGATGCCTTTGCGGTCGAGCCGCCCTTCCATGACGATCTCTTCGCCCACCACGCGGATGATCGGGATGTACTTGCCGGCCCATTCGCCCTTCTCGGCTATCTGATCGCCCACGATCAGGTACTTGTCCACTGTGTATTTGTCCACCCGACGGCGCTGCACATCGGGGCGCTGCTCATAGGTTTGCTTCAGGAGCGCCACACCTTCGGGCGGCATGCTCGACTCGCGCACGACCTGCACGTCATCTCCATCTTCGCTCGGGATTGCGTATAGCCATTCCTTCGACTCGCGGCGCTCGTAGTACTCCGCTACCCGCACGGCGTCCTTGCGCAGCCAGTTCTCCGCCATTGTCCCGAGCGTGCTCGCTTGGCCTTTACCGACGATGCTGGGCCATTTCTTCTCAGCCCGAGCGCGCGGGACCTCGTCGAAGATGAAGCCGAACTGTGCGTCAGAACCGTCCTGCTGCTTGATATCCGGGTCCAAGTAGACTGAAAGCGGATCCGGAACGGGGCGGATGAAGATTTCCTGGTCGAAACTATCCTCGTCCGTGTAGTCGGTCACGATGCGCCAATAGCCAATCCCGCCCCCCGCGGCAGTCTCCGACGCCTTCTCGTAGGCTGTCTCGGCGTCCGACATGTATTCGATGCGCCGAATGACCTGCTCGTAAATCTGAGCCGAGTCGTAGCTAGCTGAGCCGCCCATCGGGCTGATCTGGATCGCCGCGCGGTTCTCCTTGGCCTGATTGACGACGTGCAGCCAGTGCGTGTGCGTCTTGTTGATCGTCACCATCACCTGCCCGGTGGACGATCGCGAGGCACGAACCGATGCCGGCCATTGCTCAGCGTTGTCCGAGTCCGCGTACAGGAAGCGCATGTCGTCCTTGTAGCGTTGGCGGAATGGGCCCTCCCACTCGACGCAACGGGAAAATCGCTCGTGCGCACGCTTGATGATCGTCTGATTCTTCTCAGCCATCGCCAGTCACCTGGAGTCCATAGTCTAGTGATCGCCCCGCATCCGCTTCAGCTCTTCGATGTACGGCTTAACATGCCGGTCACAGAAGACTTCCATTGACAACTCGCGCTCGCAATCATTCAGATCAAGCGAAAACGCCGCACCACCGCAGAAGATGTGAATACGGGTAAATCCTTCCAATCGCTCTCCATATTCACGCGGCGCATCAGTTTCGAAACCTGCGTTTTGCATTGCCGCCTGGAATTCCCGTCCAATCATTCCGTCGCTGATCAAAAACCTTTCGTCCATAATCGACCTTTGAGCAGTTCATTTCTTTCAGAGGCGCGGGTCGCGAGAAGAATTCACCCGCAATGTCGCGGACATTAGTACAAATCACGATCCCATCCAAGATCCAGGCTGAATCCGCCCCATTGTGTTCAGCGTCGGGCGCGTCTTGAACTCGCGCTGCTTGGCCTTGGGCTCTTTCAGCGCAACCGCCATGTAGCCGAAGGCATCGGCCGCGTGGGAGGCCCAGTCGTGGAGCGGCTCCTTGCTGAAGTGCTTGTCGTCGTCTACGTCGTATCGGTAGTTCATCAGGGCGTCTAAGCCGACTTCGCACTTGCGCTCGTCGAAGTAGCAAAGCGGGAAGATCAGACGCGCGGCCTCGATGCGAGTATCGATGCTCGTCTTGGGCACCGTCTTGACCTTGAAGCCAGCGTCGCGAAGCTGCTGGGCCACGGTTCTCTGCGAGGCCAGCAGTTCGTTATTGGCGTCGTGCGGTAGCCAGCAATCGCCGTAGACATAGGACTTGCGCTGCAGCTCGGCGGCGTACTCACCGATGTGCTTGCCGGTTCCTTCGAGATAGTCGATGACCCGGTATTCGAACGGACCAAGCTGGCAGAACCATATCGTCGTCTTATCCGCGCGCCCCAAGTCCCAGAACAAATGCACTGGCTTGCTCGGGTCATAAGGGACACGCATGATGCGCTCGCGCGCCTCGCGGATTTCCTTGGCATATACAGCGCCCAGGACTGGCGCCTCAAAGGAGCACATGAACTCCTGATCGAATAGAGCGCTCCCTAGCGCCTCGCCGAAGTCCTTCACGTACTCCGCGCGCAGTTTGATCAACTGCTCCGGCGTGTATTGCCCCGTCTGCTCCGCCGTCAGTATCTGAGCGAATGAGTCCGGGTCATCCTTGGCGTTCTGGTACGTGGTGTGTGCGTGATTTTTGCCGCGCGGGGTGGTGATAAAGATCTGCCACCCGTTGTTTTCCGCGAGAATCGGCCGCAGGTAGGCCTTCGCCGCAGGATTTGACAGCGCCCACTCGGAATACACAATGCCCACCGGAGGAGCGCCCACCATAGCGTTGTAGTTGTCCGATCCAAGGACCTGCCACGTCGAGCCATTGACGAACTCAATGTACATCTCCTGATCGTTTTTCTTGCGCCGAATAGCAGAGGGAAAGGCTTCGTCGATCCGCTTCTTGCCCGTCTTCGGGTTCACCGCGTTCCAGATCGCTTTGCGCGCCTGGGCGGCCATCGGAAGCATGTGCCAGTAGGTTCCCACGCGCTCAAACGCGGCTACCGCAGTTCGATGCAACGCGATGTCATCCTTGCCGGCCCGACGGCACCAAATCAACTCGGCATGCTTGCCGCCGCGTTCGAGGTAATCCCATGCCGCTCGCTGATACGGGCGCGGTGTCCAGTTATTCGGTATTTGAATCTTCGGCATCGCTCGCCCCAAATCGAACGATCTGAACCTGCACCGGGGCTCCGTCAGTGCCCCCGTCAACGCCGAGTTTGTCGCCGAACCGCGCGCGATCCTGGCGCGCCCATGCCCACTTGCGAGCGTCGATGCGATTGCGCGCGCGCTGTGGGTCGGTCTCCGTATCCGCGATCTCGATCAACTCATCGAAATAGGTGTCGCGCCGATCAAGAAATGCCTTCTCGTATTGGGCTCGCAGTTCTGGCGTACGCCTGGACCAATCTACGACCGTCCCTCGATCGGGCATTCCTTTTTCCGCGCATATCTTGCGCAGGCAATTCTCGTCGCCCCCAGATGCAAGACGGCGGCAAATCTCATCGAATAGCTCTTGGGAGAATCGAACTTGAGGAGCCTGTTTCCTTGATGCCATGCCTATGCCCCGTATCGCACCCATGCCGCGTGTTGAACCGAGCGTTGCAAGTGATATTCGATCGCCCGACACGCCATCTGCGCGACCTGTTGCCTGCGCTCTTTCTCCATCATGGCGTCGAGGATCTTTCCGTCCCATTCGTTGTCGAGGAAACGGGCGAGCTCGCCGCGGCGCCGGACGCGTTGCTCGTAGCTCATAGCCCGAAGTGCTTCTCGGCTTTCTCGATCAGCGCTTCGAGATCATGCGAGATACCGCGCGCATCTCGGCGAATCACGCCCATCACTTCGGAGAGCAGTGATTCATGCGTAACTGGCGCGGGCACATGCGGCGCGCTCGGATCGATTGCATCAGCAGATGCGCCTGGTGCGGCAGTATCCGCACCAAACTTCGCCTCGGAGCCAGATGAGGCCGGCGCAATGGGGGCAATGTTTCCCTCAGTGCCACTTGCGCTGGTGGATTCCGTCGATGACGAAGACCCGACAGCCGCAGTCGCAGGAGTCGTATCGGTAGCCGACGTGATTGCAGGGGACGAAGCGACGGGCGTCGTATTCGAAGCCGTGCCGATCGTAGACGACTCCCCCGTCGGCGCCACCTCGGGCGCTTGGGGTTCAGTGCTGCTCGGTGCTGCGTCAGTCATTTCTTCCTCCCTTTGCCGAGCACCCGATCGGCTTTCGCATCGATCTTCGCCTCGGTCGATTTGGACATGCGGCCAGCGTTGACCTGTTGGCTTGCGCGTGCCTTCGCGTTGGCCGCGTGACTGCGATCAGGCATCGGATACGCCCGCTTGGCAGGCTCACCGAATTCCGACTTCGGAAGCGCCTTGCGCGCCTCGGTCGTCAGCTTGGCCATTCACTTCGCCGGCGAGCCTTTGCCGCTCACGCCCGACTGCTTAATGCTAGGGACGCCATTCGTCAAGCATGGCTCGGCCTTCGGCCCGCTGGGCGGCTTCCCACCGTGGAACGTGCCAGCCTTCGACGTACGGGCCTCGTGCGCCATGCCGGTAGCCGATTTCATGTTGCTCGCGTTGCTGCTTTTGCTGATCGCCATGGCGAAAACTCCGGATCGGGGGTGGAAATTTCGCGCGACACTACTTCGCGCCCCTTCGTTTTGCAAGATCGAACGACGGCCACTTGAACGATGCCTCCTGATGGTCCTTGGCCAGTTGCAATACGGAATCAAGTCGTCGCGTACGTGCGCCACGCTTGCCGCCTCGCGATAGCTTGGGGCCTCGGTTCCGTTTGGCCCCTCCGAGTTCCCCGTCTTCGATCATTTCATCCTCCAAAAATGAAGCACCGCCTCGGCTCAAGCGTCGCCAGGTCCATCAACCCAAGCTCCTCGCCGGCTCTTTATGGGCCGCGCAATCGCTGGCATGAACAAAGAGCGACGGGAAGTTCGACATATCGACGACCGCCTCGACTTGAGTTCCATTGAGATTTCGGCGAGACCAATGCGATAACGCGTATGCCTCGATTCCGGTCTCAGGGGTGATGACGAGCGTGCCGTTCTGGTCGATTGTGGCTTTCATGTCAGATTCCTCAGCGCAAGATGGAGCGTGTTCACGGTTATGCGCCCGCTTGATTGAGCGGAGGAGTGAAGATTTGCCAGTCGTCGGCAAGCAGCGAGTCCATGCCGGGAACGAAAACGCAAACCGTGTCGTCGGCGCGCTTGATCGCCAGGTAGGCCAAATATGGCACCATTGATTCCTCGCCGAAATGAGCCTTTGCCGCGCCCGTTTGTACCGGATAAGCCGCCGCCGGCACGCGGTAGACGAAAACGCCTGCAGCGCCCCACGGGGCGCGAGTAACGCTCAATCCCTTTCGCATTGCCTCTAGCGCCAGGCCGAACGTCATGCCGTCGCTACGCCGGTAAGCCTCCTCGAAAACATCCTTGGGAGACCAGCTCGTATAGCCGTCGGCGTAGTGCACGGCGTAACCGTCCTTGCCCGCTTGCTGGTGTGGAAATGCGTGAACGATCTTCGTGCCGATGTATTGGTCCATCGTCTTCCTCAGGTCAAATTGCGCGTTGCGCGGTTGCGGTAACTGCTACAGCGAGAGCGCTCCAAGCGTGGCTTGAAACGCCGTAAAGCGGGCCCGGCATCGTCTTCGTGCCGACCTGAGGTGTCTTGCCTCCTCCGGTACGCGGGAACATGTCGAGCAGCGCTTGGCGGATGTTTGGGTCTTTGGCGTTCGAGTTGCCGCACAGGTGCAGCTTCACGTCGCGGCGGTAGACGAACTGCACCGCGTCGGGCTGGAAATAGGCCTGCTGGAACCGCCCGATCCACACGCAGGTATCGAACGTCGTCTGACCGACCGCCATGCCCATGCCGGCAATCATTTCGATTGCTAGGCCCTCTTTCCATCGGCTGACGAGTTCCAGCACGCCCGTGTTGGGCGATACGTCGCTGCTCGATACGCGACCGTCTTCGAGGATGACCCAGCCGCTTTTGTCCGTGCCCGGATCGATCGAGAGAAGTGCGCTCATGCCGCCTCCGCAATCAAATCCGCCACGCCGAAAATATCGAGTCCGAGCTTTTGCGCGACCAGATGTTCGATGCGGGCGCCGAACGACTGCTCCCACCCCGGCAGCATGCAGATGGCCGTGCACCCCTTCATGGCGGCAAGGTCGGCTGCCATGCAGTCGAGCCAGTCGGCGTTCTTGTCTGCGTTGATCTCGGCCGGATTGATGACCTCCCAGCCGATGTTTCTCAGGTGCACGGCAGTGCGGGTGAAGAGCGGAAAGTTGAGTTGCTCAATGCCGCTCATCGGGCCGGACACGTAGATTCGACCTTTCATGCCGCCTCCGCGCGCGTAGCGGGGGCGTTTTTGGCGGGAACGTAATCGCCGAAGAACGCCACGTCCATCGGATGACGAAAGGCCGGCGCTGAGATTGCGCGGGAGCGCTCCTTGGCTTGAACCCTCTCCATTTCGAGATCATCAAGCGCACCCTCGCAAAGCTGCCACAGGATGGCCGTGCATCCTTTGCCCGCTCTCGCCTTGCGTTCGTCGAGTTCCTCGACGTGGCCGCGGCTTTCGAGCGCCTTCAGGCGTTGAAACGTCGCAGCGCGCGAGAGCTTCGCCTTCTCCGAAATCTCGTCCATCGTCATCTTTCCGCCGCGGGAAAGCACCCTTGCGACCTTGCGCTCGTTGGATGCCGCCATTTCGGCGCAGCGCTTCAAAATCGCCTCGTTTCGCTTCTCGCTCATTCGCCAGTCTCCGTGTAGTGGGTCATTGCGTGGGTGGGTCGATTGATTTGCTCGTCGATCGCTCGGCGCAGGCTGTGCTCGTAGCGATCAACGGCGACAAAGCAAAGGTCAACGATCTGCCCTACTGTCAGCGTTTCAAGAAAATCCATGCGCGCGGCATCATCGACCATCTCCGCGATCGGCGGATCGTCTTGTCCCCAGACGAACGTGCTCACTGAACCTCCCAAAGCGGTTTTCCCTGCGCCCGGTATCCATCGACGATCGCCTCGCGGATCGTGCGATAGCTCTCGCGCAGGTCAGGATCAACGCAGTCTTCGATGACGCGGCGTCCGGCGCTCGAGCTAATCGCATCGGAGCAGCAGCGAACGACTTCAGCCGTCAGCGGCTTGCCGGAGCGTGATTCGCCCCGCATGAGGACGTGATAGGCCCATTCCGCGGTAATTTCGCGCGGCCGCATGAGCGGCGCGATGATCTCGCGCATGCGGCGCATGTTCGCTTCGACCGTGGCGGCATCGGCGCGCGTTTGGTCGGTCAGCAGGTCTGTCTTCGGCTGCTCGATCAGCCGCATCTGCTTGCACAGCGCGTGAAACTCGGGCAGCGACGGCGGAAACTTGAGCGTGAGCAGCGCATCGACGCCCGCCTTGAGCTCGGCGTTCGAGAGCTTGCGCAAGGCCTTGGCCCATTCGATCTTCACTCCCCGCAGGTCGTCCGCCGGCCACTTGTCGAGGAACGCGTTGCCCCACATGCGCGACATGCGCTTGAAGAGCTCGTTCACCCAATGCTCGGGCACGCCGTCTTGCGGCCACGGCTCAACCGATTCGCTTGGCTTGGACATCAACGACGGATTCATCGGGGCGTTCATGCGGGGATGCTCCTGAGTTGCCGGTGAGGACTTCGTAGGCGCGTCGACGGCGCTCGTCTCTGGCTTCTATCGGCGAGGCTCGGGCGTTCGGTATCTTCGGGTTGAGCAGGTCGTTGACGATGTGCTGCATGTAGCTCGGCCCGGGGCGGGTAGGCTTCCGAGCCCGGACCATGTCAACCGCGGTTTCGAGTAGCTCGTCTGTCACGCGAGGATTTCGCGACCATTCGTCGATGATCGGATTCGATGCGCTTGCACCGTCGATTCCGCTCTTTCGCAGGAACACCGCGATTTGCGTCGCTCGGCTCGGTTCGACAGTGGCTTCGTTTGAGGTAGGTGGTTTATCGCCTACGCCTCCGTCTCCGACTCCGTATACGTCTCCGACTCCGACTCCGACTCCGACTCCGACTCCGACTAAGTGAGCATTTGCTGGCGGATGATTAGCATCTGCTACGCATTCGCAAATCACACCATCAGCAGGTGCTGGGTGTTTACTCTGCTTTGAGCGTATCTGCTGCTTAAAGTCGATAATTTCTAGGAATCGCTTCCCTGAAACCTCGTAGACGAGCAAAAGATTCTCTCGCTGACAATCGGCGATCCAGCGCTCGATATCCGCGAGCGATACGCGGTCGAGTTGCAATGCGTAGCATGTGCCTAGCAGAAGCTTTGCATTTGCTGTGTATCTGCCGAAGTCATCGACGACCGACATAAGGCGTCGATAGAACACTTCGGCGCCCCAATCGAGCGAGTTCACGCGCTCACTTGTGACGATCCCTTCGCGGAGAATTCGGTTAGGCATGTAGCGCTCCGATGAGATCGCAATCGGCCGGCGTGAGGGGTTGCGGGAGGTCGGTCACTTGCACCACTCCGCAATGTCGATGACGACGAGCGGTTGCCTATGGCAAAACGCTTGGTCCGCACGCACCTCCTCGATCGATCCAAGCCCGAATTCGACCGCGCCGCTCGCGTAGTTAAACCCCTCGGGATGACGCGCGACGACGGCGTGGTGCTCTGGGAACTTGCGCAGTTCGTCGATGAGTTCTGCTACCGTCATAACTCACCGCCACACAAAAAAGGGACGCCCGAAACAGAGCGACAGCACACCGACGACGAGAGCGTCGAGGAGCAAATTGAAGAAGAGGTCCATCAGTCCTCCCAAACGAGTTTTTGCGCGATCTCGGCGTCGCTCATAGCCTTCGAGG